AATGTGAATTTTATTGTCTTTTAATCTTAAAATCTGACGAGCATTATATCCTATTTTGGTATCATCTCTAAGAGTATTATTATCCCACAAAGTGTTTCTGATGTGTTCAACGAGAATTGTTCTATCACCAAAACCAAGTCTAGCATTATCATTTATTCCAGAGTTATCGTTAAGCCAAGTATAACCTCTACCACCCCCGTCTCTTTGATTTGGGTCTACTCTGACATAAGCTGAACCGTCTTGAACATCATCTAAGTCAGCACTTGTGGCATCATCTTTTTTCCACTTCAGTCTTTGTCCTAATGCAGCATCACCATCATACCATACAACTCTTCTATTAGAATTTTCTTTAATATCCCAAAGGGTATCCACATTCTTTTTAAATCTTGCAGCCAAGTCTGTAACAAGAGTTACAATTCTACTCTGACCAAGTTGAGCTGGTGTTATCTTTATCTGATCTGAGGGTGCAGATTCATTTGCAGCTTGTTCTGTTAAAAGCCACTGAGCAGTTACTGAAGTAACACGATAGTATCTATCATCCTCATTATCTCTAGGCTCTACAAACCAAGTAGACCTTTGACAGGAAGAAATACGGACTGTGACTGCCATGTCTGGTGTTGTTGATCGATATACATTGTAACCAACAACAGATATCTCTGTGCTTTTATCCCAACTCATTACAGCGTTGAGAGGTCGTGCATGTTCTGTTAAACCTGTTGGTTTATTTGGTTTTGTCGTATCTACATCTGTTGTAAACTCTACAACGTTACTCCAAGTTCCTCTTGGTCCACCTTCAGGAACAACCCTAGACTGAAGTTGATAAGTCGTTCCTGGTTTTAATCCTCTCACCCATTGTTTAAACTCTTTTTCTGCCATTTATGCCTCCAAAGGAAGTGGAATACTTTCATAAGTAAAATCTCGATCTTCTAAATATTCGGCTAAAACTTCATGAGATGGTATTAATGATATTGTAACATTTCCTGTGGGTTCGTGTGCAAATTCCATTACATGAGAGGGTGTCATAGATACTTGAACATTTCTAGTAAGTTCGAGGGTTTTTTGATGTGAAGAAATTAATTCTACAACAACATTACCTGTTTTGTCAAGTTCCTTTGTATGAGATGGTGTCAAAGTGATAGTTACATCTCCAACTCCACCATATATCCATACGTAACTTGATGGTGTTAAAGATATAGTGACATTTCCTGTTTTGTCAAGTTCTTTTAAATGCGATGGTGTTAAAGATATAACAACATTTCCTTCATATGTATAATATTCTGCTGTCTTTATTCGAGTTAAGTCGTATTGAGGTTCAAATAAATCAAAAGGTTTGTGAACGAGTTGTTGTATTTCCTGTTGTCTTAATCCTCTTCCTTTCCAAATGTAAAGACCATCAATTAAGCCTTCTAAACCCCAAGCTCCATAATAGGTTCTCCAACCACCAATATTAAATGAGGAAAGAGAAGAAAAAATAGCATCAGTAGTAGAAGAGTCTGTATAAGTTTCATTTGCATTGAGATAGCAATGAAACGTTCCATTTATTCTTGTAAGAGCTAAATGTTGTAATTCATTTAAGACTGTTGGACCAAAAGCATCGTGTTCACTAACCATATTCCAATCATCTCCATTGCTAGTTATTCTTAATCCTCGTGTTCTATTATCTGATAAATCAGGATGTGCAGAACCAATAAGAAAAGGAACAATTCCATCTTCACCAGATGTAGCATGTCTAGCCATTGACACACCTGTTGTCCAATCGTAAGTTCTATTTTCCCACCAAGCGATTGTAAAATCACCAGCCCCAAACTCCCAGTTTTCACTAAAAGGAAGAAGAAGACCAAATTGACTGGTTTCAAATTTTAAGCAACTTCCAAACCTATCCACTCCCCACACACAGCCAGACAAGTTTCCATGTGTTTTAGGATCTGCATAATTGTGTGTCCATGGAGAGACACGTTCCTGGAAGGTATAAGCTCCAACAAGATTCTTATAAATAGGATGAATCTTACTTATGATACTTCCTAAAAGTGGTTTTTGCATTCCAGATAACATCTTATGCCTCCAGGTCTGTTACAGTTGCAAGTCTGACTCTAGTATCTATGTTAATATCGTCATCACCATTGTAAAATAAAACTCTGCATCTTTTAAACTCAGGAGGAATTCCAACGATCCACTGATCTACTAAATTAAACATAGACATGTTTGACTGTCCAGTTGTTAAACCATCTTTCACTGTAATAACAATAGGGGAAGTAGCATTGTAACCAGCAATTCTCACAACTTCAGATAAGGTTATTGAACTATTTTTAATATATGCTTTCATTCCTATTGTGTCAAAATTAGTTGTTGTATCAACAGTAAGGACTGTTTGTCCAGCAGCTTCAGAACCTCCGATTGTGCACATGCTAACAGTTCCAGAAGACCCAAAAAAGCTTACGAGTGTTATCCAATCTTCATTTAAGTCTGCGTCTCCTGATTGAACTTCAATAATTACTTCGTCTGTTCCATCATGAACACCAGCTTCAGATTTTGCGGAGGAAATTTCAAGAGCAATTTTCATCTCGTCTGGAATTAAGATATCTGCTGAAGCTCTCCAGTTTCCTGGACCGAGCCCTTCCCAATCATATGATTCTATTCCTACCTTTGTAAAATCACTCATTTTTATCCCTCCAAACTATCTAGGAGATTCTGAACTCCTGTTAGTAGTTTTGCATTTGTTTTATAGCTTTCTTCAAGCAAATAGGCATTGATAAAGGGTTGCATTTCTTTGTTCATTTTAACCATAGTTCTTTGAATTAGTTGATCAACCGTAAGATTAGCAACAGTTGTTTTATGATCCACACTAAAATTCTTTGTGAATAATGAAGGTATTACTTCTTTATCAACACCTTCAGCCCAACACTCAAGTTGTAAAGTTAATCTAAGCATGTGTCCAGGCGAAAACTTTCCTCCGACATCTTTAACAGAAGTTACTGTTATTTCTTTTTGTAAAGCCATGATTATCCCCCCTATTCTAATGTAATTTTTGGAATTACTCTTAAAACGTCAGTATCAACTAAGAGATAACTACTTGCAAAAGCTTCTATAACCAAAAGATATCCACCAGCAAATCCAGTTTCAACTGTGCATATAAAGTATCCATCAACAGCTGCTCCCCATATTCCAGTTGAAGTCCATGTCTGCTGATCACCAGTTGCTAAATCCGCAGCAACACCCCAATTTGTGTTCTTTACTAATGCCTTTCTTTCGTATCCCAATGCAGGACTTTGGTCTATTTCTAAAGCCACCATATCTTCTAGAGTTGTAGCTTCTATTGGTTCTGGTGAAGCCTGTGTATATAAACCAACGTAAAGAGTTCCAGCTATCGTTAAATCATCGAGTAAACATCTTGCTATATAATTTTCTCCTTGATTACATAGTTTTGGCATATCCATTCCTCCTTAACTAAAAATTTTTACGGTTTCTCAACATAACGAAGATCACATGTTTTAATATTTTCATCGTCATCTGTAACTGTAGTGGTAACTTTTACATTCACTCTTACTGCTCCTCCAGGAAGAAACCTCATTTTATGTGTTGGATCTATAGCAACAGAATCTGGAGCTTCTGGCTTTTCATATCCCCATCCAGATATTTTAATCCAGTCTTCGTCTGCTATTATAGTTCCTTCTTGAGGTGGAGTCGTTGGATTTGGAGTAGAGCTTTTATATATTCTAAATTCATCCCAATTACCTTTTCCCATTGCAAATGCGTATCCACTATACTCTCCAAATCTCCAGTTCGTTCCATCGTGATAGCAATTCCAAGTTGCAAAGGTTGCATACCCTTCTACTTTTTCTATACCAAAAACCCTTCCTGGAAGATTGAAACTAGGTATGATTTTCGTTTTTGTTTCTGTGGAAGGGTCAGAAGTAGGACTCTTTTGACCATAAACGTCTGTTATTCTGATAGTATAATCATATTCTACATCTTCTGTAGCATCTCTATCTCTGTATCTATGATTTCTTGGATGAACAGTTCCTAAAATATCATACGAACCTGAAGGAGGTGATAAAGTTACTCTTCTAAGAATCTCTACAGATTCATAGTCAATGCCATCTGGCAGAACTAGAGGAGTCCATTTTATTCTGTTTGCAAATATGGCATATGTAACTTCCAAACCTTCTGGAGGAAGTGGAACAGAGTTGCTTACTTCAAACGAAACAGGGTCTGACTTTTGTCCCCACACATCAACAGCAGCTATTACAAAAGTAAATGTTGCTTGGACAGTTCCAAAGTCTTCTTTGTTCTTTTCAAAAGTATAGAGAAAACGATTCTTTTCTGTAGTTTCCTGAATAACTTCAGTCATATGAGTTGCACCTGGAGTTTCTGTTTGTATACGAATTTCGTATTCTTTAAAGTATTTATCTGGATCTGAAAAAGTCCATCCACGTCTATCTTCTCTTTCCTTCCAATTTCCAGAACCACGAGTTCTAGAACGGCGTTTCCATCCAAACAAACAATTTTTTCCATCAAACTCTGTTTCATCTGGATGTCCTATAATATGAAGACCTTCTACTGCATCTGGAGGATCAGTAACAATTCTTATACTTTCATTTACACCCTCTGATTTAGCTCTACCTTGTGAAACAGAAACTACTTTTACCTCATAATATAATCCAAGAATAATACCTTCCCAAATTTCAAAACTAACTGAAGAGGTTGTTCCAACATGTATCCAAAAATTTCTTTGATCTTCCGCATTTGAACGAGCTAGAAAAATTTCAAGTTGTTCAATAACCTCTCCTTCTGGCATTCTCCAACTAACAGAAATTCCAAAAGAACCCCTACCTCCAATAATAGTTCCTAAAGTTAAATCTTCAACATTGGCTGTAAGTTTGTGAGGATTGACAGGAAGATTTGGAGTGCTGTTTGTTCCAAAAGGAAGAATTTCGGATGTATAAACTTCATCACTATCTTCAATAGCACTAATTTCTATTTCATCTTTGTCTGTCTGAGCTGCCTTAACCAAACGATATTTTTTTACTCCTGCTAAAAACTCCCCAAAGGTATAAATAGTTTCCCATTCTGTAGGTCTTTCCTCTTCTGGAATATCTCCAGATGGTATATTATCTACAAGAATATCTGTGTAAGTTCCAGGAGAATTTAAAACTGCATATTTCTTGATAGTGTAACTAGAAGCCCCAGGAAAAGTCCAATAGATGTAATAAGTTTTACCAGCTTCGATAGTAACTTCTTTATCGATTGTTACAGTCATTGGACTTATAGTATATGCTTTAATTCTTCCTCCTGTTTCTTCAAGAAGTGTATCATGTTGAAGATTGATATTTTCTCCTGCTAAGGCATGAAGAGAGTCAATTCCAGCTTTAAAATTTACTGTGCCTTTTCTATGATAAGAACACTTGAGAATATAAGACATTTCACGTGCAAGTTGAGATTCTCTAGTAATTCCTCTGAAGTCGACACTCTGTTTCTTTTCTTCATCTCCAGCATCTATTGCTAGATCAAGAAACATTGTTCTAGTATCTCTTGTGAACTCCTCATCTCGATTGCAAAATTCAGCTTCAAGGGTATTAGTTATTGCCTTTGCTGATGCAAATGTCTTTGAAAAACTTCCTTTAATAATATTTCCCATTGTCAACAAATGAATTGGATCTTCGGCTTGATCAATTTTTAATCTAATTGTTCCTTCCGTATACAATGGAATTCCTCTAAAAGTAATAGCTAACCTTGCAAGCTGATCTAGAGCTTCTTCTCTATCGTTAATAACCATATCTAACTCAAATGCTTTTTCTTCGAGCCAGTAAGTTACTTTATTAACTGTTCTAGGATTGCCGTTTGTCCACCCACCAACAGTTATTGCATACTTCATAAGCTCTTCATCACGTATGTTTGTTAAATCAAGAGTATTCTTAAATTTTTTCTCCAAAAATTTAGGAGTAACAACATCAAAAGTATAAAAAATTCTAGACATTGTTTCTTCATCATTAGAATTTGTTGTAACAATGAACTTTCCAATATCATTCTTTTTAAATGTGTAATCATCATCTTTTATAACTGAAAGTATCCAAGAACTTAATGTATGAATCTTAATAGTTCCCTTTTCTGTTCTAGTAGAAGATGCTTGAACAAGTGAATCACAAAGTTTGGCATTTTCAAACCACTCATTTCCTCCATCATCAAAATCTTCATCTATCATCAAATCATTTGGGTGTAGATATTCACCTAAACCAAAACGTCGATTTAAACACAAATCTGCGTAGCACCAAACAGGATTATTACTGTATTGTGTTATCCATTTCTTTCTTGAAACAGTTACAGTCTTTGACAAGTCTAAAGACCACTTATATTCTTCACTTTCAGTGTCATAAAAACATAATGAATAAGGCAAAGTTACTGTATTTCCGTTGTGAACTGTTTGAAGATGTGGAACTCTGATTCTTTTTCCATATACCATAGAAGTTATTTTTGGTAAACTTCCAGATAATCTCTCTGTTGCTAAAGCTTTAATATACAAGACTGCTGTATTAGGGTATGATAATGTCGCTGCTTGATATTCTGTAGCACCAACAAAAGATACATCATTTATGGCTTTTTTACTACTGGCAGCAAGGTCTATTTGCCACATTCTTATTTCCCATTTACTTTTATTAGACCCCGATGGAGTGAGCAGAGTATCTAAATGAACTGTAAAATAAACTGGAGAAGTAGATTTTCCACTGACTGTAATAGTGCTGTTAAGAGGATTTATTGCTCTGTAAGTGCTTTCTCCAGGTGTCTTATATCTTATTTCTAATACTGCATCCTGATGATCTGAATCTCCAGTTGATCTATGACGGATTAGTCCATTTTGACACACAAAATGAAGTTTAACACCTTCAACATCATCACTAATAGTTGTATAAGAAATTGCACCTTTATTAGCATCTTCAGTAGGCAATCCTAAAGCTGCGGCTGTTTGAGGATAGTAGTTCTTAACTTTCGACATTCCTATAACAGGATAAGGCGATTCTCCTCCAGAAGAAACTGTGTAAGAAACATCAGAAAAATTATCTATAAACTGATCATTTATTTTTATGTAAGGAACGTTAGGAAGATCAAGAGACCAACTAGAAAGAGTTCCACCAGACGGCTTTCCATCTTCAATAACATCTACAAAATCATCTGGAAAGTTATTAAACTTCCACACTCCTAAATCGTTCTTGTATCCTAAACCTTCAATCATCCCTTCGGAAAGACCTATGACCATTTCAAGAAAATTCTTTTGAGCTTCTTCATTAAGAATTACTGGTAGAATCTGTGCTTGATAAACCGTTTGATATAAGGTATCAACTGAAATAATATTTCCACCAGTAAGATGCTTTCCATAAATAACTGGAACAGCAATACCTGCTGTTGATGTATTTTGTATCCCACCCCAACCATAAGTTGGATCTGTTGATCCGCTAGATACTGTTGGAGCAAACAACATTTGAAGTAAACCGCTTATTCCAGCTAAAATAATAGCATTAATTGCAGTAGCAGCTATCACGCCAGCTGTTGTAAGTGAATATCCAGCAGGATAAAAAGCCAAAATTATTGCTTCTCCCTCTAACTTTGGAACGATTACTACTTCATCACCATCTTCTAGAATTAATTTAGACCATGATTCTATAGAAATACTTTTATTATTCACCCAAATACATATCTTCTTTCTAAAGTTCAAAACATGACTAAGATTTAGTCTTAGAAACTCTTTGAGAATGTCTTTAAGAGAAAGCATCTCTATCGTATTCTGAAACTCTACTGTATCATCAAAGATAGATTTTTTATACTTTACAATTACCTTCATATTGAAAAACCCCATAAAGTTTTGGTTTCCATCTTGTTAGCCTTGATTTCAACACCCCAATATTTTTAATAGAGTGTATAAAAAAGTTTTTACCAATATAAATTCCTGTATGATCAACCATTCCATTATATCCCCTGAAAAGTAAAACAGAACCCTTCACAGGCACTTTTATTTTTTTCCACAGCTTAGGATACTCATCTAAAAAGTAATCTTTTCCCTGCTTACACCAATTACTTTCATATTGATAGTCTGGTAATAGTACTCCTTTGAAATGTTTAAAATATAAAAGCAAAAGACCATAACAATCAAGACCCTCCCAGTCTCTTCCTTTTTCTTTCCATTGTATTCCTATCAAGTCCTTTATGCTATAAACCACAACTTTCCTCCGTAAGGTATTGTAGGAAACCCTCCAAATCTTAAAAGGTTTCTATGATGTTTACATCCAAGTGGACCATCAAAAGATTGATCACAAGCGTCGTCTTTATTCCTAAAAAGGGGAGGTGCATAATAATATTTTTTTACTCGGTATAATTCATTTGGTTCACCATCGTAATTCCTGTAACTATCTAACCAGTTTAGTGTTGAGTGAAGAAAGGTTATAAAAGAATTATTAGCATAAAACACAAGGAATCTATCTATACGAAATTCTTGTAATAATATCCAAAAAAGAATTGAATTAAATACAAACTGCTGAAGATTAGGATAATCCTCAAGAACTCCCGAAGTAGTAAGAACTTGTGCAGAAATTCTAACTGACTTTTCTTTTTTTGAAAGACTAGGATCTGCTATTATGACTTCCAACTTAGATACCAAAGCATTATATTCTACATAATATTCTGTCAAGAAAGCTTTTAATTTTGGTGGACATCTTTTGTGTTTATAAATATTTTCTATTAAGACTGTTGGATCAACAACACTTGGATCAGTAAGAGGATCACCAAAAACCCAATCGTCTGGTTGTGAAAGCCAACAACCATCACCTTTATATCTCCATTGACATTGATGTCTTTGATAAGTTCTTTTAGGAAGTTTTACTTGATTTATATCAAACTTAGAGGTAAGATTAAAACTCGTAGTCATATCATTCATTTGGGCACTATCTATATAGAAGGTATCCTCCATATAGCCACCCTGAGTAGCTAGAATATCTCGAAAACTCTTTCTTATGATTACTTCGCAACTTCGAAGTCCATCATACGTATCCATCCATTCAGCTACTTGCGAAGAAATGTTGCTAATTGCAATAGTTATACTATCTATTTCCCCCGCAGTGTTTGTTGAAATTTCTCCGTGCGTGATCGGAAAAGGTGTATAAGTTCTTACAGAACCATCTAACATTGTTAAGTCATTAAGTTTTGTATCTTCAACTAAATATAACCAATAACCAAGTGTATATGTTGTCCATGATGAAACCTTTATTGAGGCATGATCTAATCGAACCTGATGGGGAGTCGAAATCTCTACTATTGTGTTGAAATATTCATCATTTGCATTTACTATCATTCCAAGATAAGATGAGTCGAAGGTTGTATTAACATCAATCAAGTATCCTATTACCCCATTATTAGCTAAAAGACCATAATGAGAGATATCCTCAGCACAATTTTTGACAAGTTGAACATCATAGAATGTTATAGGTTGGTTTTCTTGCTTATCTTTTTCACCAACAAAGTCTTCCCATCCAAGAATAGAACGTGGCATAATTTTCCCCCTTCTTATGCACTTATATCTATATCATATTCAATAAATAAAACTAAATCTTCTAC